TCAAGAGTGTGAAACACCCGGTAGGGTTGAACACACACACACACACACACACACACACACACGCTACAGCGTGTATTTATATTATTAAGAGGTACTTGCAAAAGTGCCTTTTTATTTTTGACAAGACTGGTGGTGACAAGCATTTAGACTTGTCACGTGGTTTTAATGCCTAAACTAATTGATAAAAATGGTAATGAGTTGTTTAAAGATGCTTTGCTATGGAGCGGAAGCCATAACGGATATGAACATGCTGTCACTTTGAAAGAGGACGCGTTAAAATTTAAAGGATTAATTGTTGTATTGAATGATAAAGCGGTTATAATGCCGGTTTCTGGTGGGAAAATACTGAGTAGTGGTGTTCCAATCGATTATAGAGTTATCGCATGCAATTTTACTTCATATGTTCAAGAAACAAAATATTTGACGATTATGACTGCATTATGGAGCGGTGCTAGTGTAAATAGTACAACAACTTTAACAGCTGTTTATGGAAGGTATTAAAATCTAACAGTCTAAATGCCTTTATGGGCAGACTTAAAGATTCGAGTGGTAAAAAAATTTTGTTGGGAACTGTTTTGTTTGACGGTGATACAACAAGCAGTTTTACTTTAAATGATGATTACACCAATTATGACTATTTAGAAGTTATATGGCGTCCGCATTCTACTTTGGGGCAGTGTTCGGATATGATGATTCCATCTAAAGACAGTAAGATGCATTTGGAACGTGCGCAGGCTATAAACGGAGTTACTACTGTTTATCGGTGTCAGTTGGCTTTTAGTGGAAAAAATGTATCACTTTCTGGCCGTACTCAAGTCATTAACGGTAATGCAGTTGATGCAGTAGAAGAACACATTTTGAGAGTAATCGGATATTAATATCAGGGCACTTAAAAGTACCTCTCCAAGAAAAGAAAGAGAGGTAAAAAGTATGATTAATTCATTGGAATTTGCGGGGAGGGGGTACTATTTACTAACAAGAAAAATAGTATCCAGTCTTCGGATTATATCTCTAAAAAGGGAGGTGCAGCATAACAGCTGTATTTCTATGATTAGAGGTGCAGATCATGTCTAACTTTGTTAATAAAGATGGAAATATTATATTAAATTTAAATTACAGCAGTGAAGAAAGTTTTACCGGTATGTACTGGATAGACGGGAAGAAAATTTATAGAAAATATATTAATTTTAACATATCTTCATCGTCTTATGATTATACACATAATCTAAACGTTGCCGAGTATGTAAAATTTGATTTAAAGTGCACTTTTAGCGATGGTACGATTGTTTCACTGCCATATGTATTTTTTGAATCAGAGAACAAGTGGACCAACTGTCTTTTAATTACATCATTAAAGGCAAATTATATAAGATTTTATAATGCGTGGGCTACAGGGCGTATTTACGGTATTATCGAATACACTAAGAATTAAATTTTATAAGGAATAGTGTATTAAAAATTATCAAAGACATAGAAATATGTCTTTTTATATTGCCTCGGGATGGCATAAAAATTCGTCCAGAAAGAAGGTAAAATATGGATTTAGGTTTTATTTCAAATTATTTTGTTCCGGTCGTAATGGCCGGATGTCTAGCAACTGGATATGTTGTTAAAAAATGGATAAAAGATGTTGATAATAAATGGATTCCTACAGTTGTGTTTTTCGAGGGTGCTGCATTAAACTGCATCGTATCCGGGAATGTAACAGTAGAAACAGTTGTAGCCGGTGCAGTATGCGGTTTAGCTAGTACCGGATTGCATCAGGCTTTTACTCGAATTATCGAAAATAAAAAAGAGGAGTAAGTAGATCCTGATGCAAGAATTTTTAATGAGTACATGGTCTATTGTTTTAACTGCTGCAGTTGGTTATCTTGTAACTAATTCCAGAGACAGTAAGAAAAGTCGAAAAAAACTCGAAGAAAAAAGAGAGCAGGAGAAATTAGACCAGACTAAAAGACAAATTGTTATGGAAGAGGCGCTATGTGCAATGTTACATGAACGTATCGTGAGGTTTTGTGAGCGGTTGCTGATAATCGGTTATGTTACTGCTGATGATCTAAAGGAACTGGACTACCTTTATAACCCCTACAGGGCTTTAGGGGGTAATGGAACAGCAGAAAGATTATATAACAAAGTGCAGCAGCTTCCATTGAGAGTAGAAAACGGAGCAGAGTGATTCCGCTCTTTTAAATTAAATTCAGGAGGAAAAACAAAATGGAAATCAAACAAAATTTAGTCAATGCAGGTAAATACAGTATTAAATGTCCTTACGAAAGAACTCCACAGTTTTACGTTGTTCATAACACATATAATGATGCTCCAGCAAAAAATGAAGTTTCATATATGATTGGGAATAATAACAAAGTATCTTTTCACTATGCTGTTGATGATGTAGAAGTTGTTCAAGGTTTACTTGAGAATAGAAGTGCTTTTGCTTCTGGTGATGGTAAAAGAGGACAAGGAAATTTATATGGTATTCATGTTGAAATTTGCTATTCTAAATCTGGTGGCGATAGATTTAATAAAGCTGAACAAAATGCCGCTAAACTTATTGCAGATGGTTTAAAGGCTCACGGCTGGGGAATTGATAAAGTTAAAAAACATCAGGATTTTGCTGATAAATACTGCCCTCATAGAACATTGGATATGGGGTGGCAAAGATTTTTAAATATGGTACAAGCAAATCTGGATGGAAATCAGACAGTAGTAACTCCAACACCACAACCATCTCAACCCGATAGTGGATACTCAGCTGACACATATGAGATTATTGCAAGTGATTTGATCGTTAGAAAAACTCCGGGTGGCAGTGCGGTTGGCCATGCGGGATTGACCACTGACGGAAAAAAACACGATAAAGATAACGATGGTGCGTTAGATCGTGGAACTAGAATCACCGTTAAAGAAATTTATCAAAATGGTAACGATATCTGGGGTAGATGCCCTAGCGGATGGGTATGCTTAAAACAAGGTTCTAATATTTATGCAGTTAAAGCAGATGCAGCATCTACACCGTCTAATACTACTACAACTAGAGAACTCGGAACATATGAAGTAACTGCCAGTGATTTAAGTGTTCGTACTGGCCCTGGGACAAATTATCCACGTAAGACATATGCAGAGCTTAGTACAGATGCAAAAAAACATGATTATGATAAAGACGGATGTCTAAACAAGGGTACTCGTGTTACTGTAAAAGAATGGAAAAACGGATTTGCTCGTATTCCTAGTGGATGGGTAAGTGGCGATTATCTAAAAAAGGTTTAATATTATGTTTAAAAAGAAATTCGACACTATCAATGCTACTATTTTTATTCTCTTTCTAACTGTATTTGGTCTAAGTTTCACTACTCTTTATAAGGACTATCAGAAACATAATTTAGAGGTTAGGTTAGAATTAACAAAACAGGAATTACAAGATACTCAAGGCGATAGAGATTATTATCAAGGACAGTATAAAAAATATTTTGAATTGTCCGAAGAACTTCAAAACCAAATGGGTGTATTCTATGAATAAGGTCTATCTAAAACACGGTGCTGAAGATATTCAAGGGAATCGCCTAAATATACGGTTGGAATATATCCTAGTTGCAATGGGACAAACTCACAGTGTTATAAGCAACGGGTACCATGATATACACGTAAATAATAAGTATATAAAATTCAAGCCTAGGTCACACATATTGATCTAGGCTTTTTTGTATAAAGAAAAACACAGCGACATGGGAATGGAACGCTGTGTTTTTAGCATAATTTTGGAATGCGTACTATGCTTAAAAAAGTATATAATAATAAGTAATTATTTTCAATAAACTTTATATAAAAAGAGCACAAGCCCAAAACGGGAGAGGTGAACTTGTACTCTTTGTATACTTTCGAATATTGTTAATGGGAGAGGAACAATATTCTATTGTACAAAAATAATATTTGTACGCAATCTATTCTACTACATTATACAAAATATGCAAGTATAATGAATTATTAAATAAAAGAGCACAAGGCTCTAGTGAGGAGATATCTCTTTTGTGCTCTTTGTCTAGCAGGCTAATGGGAAAGGAAAGCCATTTAATCTTGCATCCATTTTAATTTCCTCCATTTTTCTTATTATATAGCGAGATTAAAGCCAAGTCATTAATAAAATTACTAACAATACTATAACTATAATGTTAAGTATCATTTTAATCTTTTCATAGTGTTTCATGATTATCGCTCCTTTCGTTTATGAGAAAGATATGATATAATCTTTAAGAGAGAGGGGAAGTCATTTCCCCAAACTCTTTATGATTGCTAATATTAGAGTTATTATCTCTAGTATTAACTTGAGGAGTTCCAAGACTTGTTTGACGATTGGTTTGGAACTCTTTTTTTGTTTCTTCATATCCTATCTCCTTTCTACACTTATATAATACACTAAAACGTGAACTTTGTCAACGTTTAAATACATTTTTATATGAATTATTTTCACTATTGAATGAACTATATTCATGTGATAAAATACTAATGAGGTGATATGTAATGAATAAAAAAATAATATCTTTATTGGCATTGTTTGGATTCAATCAAACTGATTACGCTAATCACATGTCAATGAGTAAGAGTAGTCTAAGTAACAAAATGAAAAGAGGCTCATATACGGCAAAGGATTTAATTGAGCTGGCTGAAATGACAGGGAATAGGCTTGCAATTGTTGATGAAAACGACAAAGTAATAATTGAATTTAGTAAGGAAGATTTATAGGCAGGAATATACATATAAATGTATATCGTTCAAGTCTGGTCGTAAATGATCAGTCTTTTTTTATTTTTCGGAAATTTTTTATTAAAAATAAAAAAAACAATGCCATAAAATATGACACTGTATCTTTTAATAATAACTTTCGACATTTCGTATTATACGTTTTTGTTTTTCTATTGCATGTTTA